CTGCGAAAGGTCATCCTGCCACTTGAAGTGAGCATCCAGATATGCCTTGCAGGCACCACAGATTGCCTTATTCTCTTCCTGTTTCATCAGTGTTTCTGTAGGTTCAAGCTCAATCAGGTCAAGCAGTGCATCTGGATCACGGGCAAATACACCAGAACCAGATGCACGGTCCATGGACTTCTTACCACCCTGACTGCCCTTGCTGTGATGGTGGCAGTAAATCACCGCACAGCCAAGTTCTGTACATACCTTATCGAATTGGTTGCAGAAGTTAGCCATCTGGTCAGCACTGTTTTCATCGCCGGTGATAACCTTGTAGATCGGGTCAATGATAATAGCTACATAATCTTTCTTTGCAGCTCTTCTGATCAGTTTTGGTGCCAGCTTATCCATTGGCACTGACTTGCCACGAAGGTTCCATATATCAATGTTATGAAGGTGTTCAGGTGCTATTCCCATGGAAGTATATACATCCTTGAATCGATGCAGACAGCTTGCTCTGTCCAGTTCCAGATTGACATACATCACACGTCCCTGTGCACAATGCCACTGTAGCCACTTCTTGCCCTCTGCAATGGCAATGCACAGCTCTATCTGCAGGAATGACTTACCTGCTTTAGAAGGACCGGCAATCAGCATCTTATGTCCTTTTCTAAGTATTCCTTCAATCAGACACGGGGACAGCTCCGGGAGATTATCCCATACACATTCCAGTCCCTCCGGTTCCGGGAGATCATCATTTACCCCCTCAATCCACTCATACCATTCATTCCAGGATGCTTTCCCCAGATTGGTATCTACAATGAATTGTTTCTTTTCTCCACGCTGCACACCGGGCATTCTGGACAGTCTGGAAGGATTCCTATTCTGCGTATCTACATCAATACCGTTTTTCTGGCATACTTCATAAAGATAATCGACACGTTTTCTGTATTCGTTATAATTCGCTGCATCTACACGCACGATTGCATGAAGGCTTTTCTTGCCGGAATACACCAGACACGCAATAGGAAGCTCCAGCTCACGCAGAATAGCGTTCTGCTGTTCGATATCCATATGGTCTGATTCGACCAGTGCATATCTGTATTCTGTTACATTCTCATTTTTACAGCCGTTTCCATCCAGTGGGTTGAAGCGTATCCACGCTCCTGCTTCCGGATTGTAATCTCCTAGTACTGCTCCTATATCACCATTACAGCTATTCAGTTGTTCAATGAGCTGTCCGGCTGTACGGTCCCAGGAACCTTTCTGCGGAAGCCAACGAGTGTCTTTTTCATCTGTCTTTTCCCAGCTTCCAGTTACATACCCTACGTTTTCCCCGGCTTCAAACAGGGTTTCCAGATATGTGATCAGCTGCTCGGCCGGATTCCAATTTTTAGGTTCATGGATTTCTTTTCCTTCCAGCCAGTTCTTATCCACAACAACACGGTCACTGTCAATCTGGATGCTGTCGTTCCAGTCTAGTTCATGCCCTCTTTCAGGCACCCAGCCATGTTCGATTGCCATCTGAACAATCGTCCCACCAGTTACAGGTGAAGATGCTCCGGAAAAGGTTCTCCATTTCCGTTCGCATTCTCCAGAATGATACCTGCTAAAATCTTTCTGGCTCCACTGATCCCAGACGCTGATCGGATAGCCTTCCAGCTTCAGTGCCATTCCGACATTCACCCAGTCCTGATAGCTCAGGGAACCAGGATCAATGTATTCAATTATTTCTGCAAGGCTTGTCCTCTGCTCCATGTTTATGCTCCTTTATATTCCTGTGGTACAATATCGCTTGGGACTCGCCAACCATTACCGGCAATCCGATCAATCAGGTTCTTCGCTGTCTCAAACTGCCATGTACCTACATGCTGAAAACCTCTTCCTTCCAGAAATCGAATCTGTTTTGGAGTCGTCAGTCCTTCATTTCTTCTCTTTTCCAGTCGATCAAGAATCTTAGCTGCTTTCCCTGCATTATCTATCTGATCAGGAAGAATACCCAGTTTTTCCAGTGTATTCTTCTGTTTATCAGATGGCGGTCCCATCTCCCATCCAAAAGACGGTACATAACTAGACAGATCTTCTGCCTGAATCGACATCTCGAATTGTAATGGATCCACAAGTTTCTTCTTTCGTCTTTTCATTTCCGAAAGCTGTTTTGCCAGTGACTCTTCACGCTGTGCAACCACATCCTCAGATGCCTTTTTCTCAGCTTCTTCTATGTCAATCGGCATTCCTGCATCTTTTTCCAGATTCTCTGTCATTTTCTGCGCCACTTCCTGATTTTCACAAATCAAGCTTGCCGGATGGCACAGCTCATGCCGTTCTGTATGCCAGAGAAAATCCAGCAACAACAGGTGATTTTTTCCTGTTTCCGGTGACAATCTGGTACCTCGTCCAACCATCTGACAGTACAAACTTCTGACCTTTGTCGGTCTCAGAACTACAATACAATCAACAGACGGGCAGTCCCAGCCTTCCGTAAGTAACATGGAATTGCACAGCACATTGTATTTTCCAGAATCAAAATCACGTAAAATTTCAGCTCTGTCCTGACTGTCTCCGTTTACTTCTGCAGCATGAAAGCCATTTTCATTCAACAGATCACGGAACTTCTGACTGGTCTTTACCAGTGGAAGAAATACAACCGTCTTTTTATCCTGACAGTATTTCTTCATTTCTTCTGCAATTCCCTGCAGGTACGGATCCAATGCAGTGCTGATATCACTTGCTTTGAAATCACCTGCCTGTACCGATACACTACTCATATCAATCTTTAATGGAATCGTCAGTGCTTTTATTGGTGACAGATATCCCTCTTTGATTGCTTTCGGAAGTGTATATTCATAAGCAAGAGATTCAAAATATGTACCAAGATTTTTCATATCGCCTCTGTCTGGTGTTGCCGTAACACCAAGTACATGCGCTCCTGAAAAATGCTGTAACACTCTCTGATAGCTGTCAGAAATACAATGATGTGCTTCATCTATGATGATCGTGTCGAAATAGTCAGATGAAAAACTGTTCAGACGTTTTTCTCTCATGAGGGTCTGTACAGAACCGACAACTACACGGAACCATGTGCCCTGGCATGAAGACTCTGCTTTTTCTACTGCACAGCCAAGTCCCGTTGTCTTTTTCAACTTGTCAGCTGCCTGATCCAATAGTTCTCCACGGTGAGCAAGTATCAGTACTCTGCTGCCCTGACGAACACAGTCTTCTGTCACTTTTGCAAAAACTACCGTCTTACCACAACCTGTGGGAAGAACCAGCAGAGTTTTTAACACTCCGCTATCCCACTGTTCAAAGATTGCTTTCTTGGCTTCCTGCTGATATGGTCTCAGCTCCATTTTTTAAAATCCCCCTGGTGTAAATGCCGGTTTTGACGCTTCTTTCGGATAAAGCTTCTCAATGTAATTGTATTTCTTTGTTGGATCCTTTGTTCCAGCTCTCAATCCGATCTTTGCACGCGCGGTTTTACCCGGCAGTGCGCTCCAATCCATGCGAAGCTCCTCACCTTCTTTTTTCAGTCCAACACCACGGAACAGCTCTGACAGTTTCCATTCCAGACTACTGTGCAGCACATAGTTCTCACGAATAGTTATTTCTCTGTTTGGCGCATGTACAGTAAAGTACACTACTGCCATGTTACAAGGTGGAAGTTTTCCGTTTCCTGATGATCTGCTTCTGTCAAATTTCTCAATCGTTACATTGTAATCACCTTCCGGAAGCGGCTCAAATTCCTGCGCGTCTTCTTTAATAGTGTCATCCCAACCAAATTCTCTTCCTTCTGTTGCCATATCTTGTATCCTCCTTAATTGTTAAATGGTACTTCCTGTTTTTCTTTCATTTCTTTGATCATTCCATAGACCTGTTGCCATGCTCCAATCAAACAACCATCGATAAAATCCTTATCGTAATCTTTAATCTTCACATCAGCTGGATAATACCCCCTTGCAGCCACTACATTCTGGATATCCCACTCATCTACATGATTTTCTTCCATCAGATCACGTAAAGCTTTAGGGATTGCCGGATCTTGAGCAGGGAATAACTTCTGCTTTTTCTGCTTAACTGGTTCATTTAATGGAAGATTCATCTGCTCACCTGCAGTGTATGTCTGCTGAGTTGGTTTCGGGGTAGCCTGCGTTGCTTTTGTTTTTTCTACCTGATATGTCAGCTGTGGTGAACGCACTTCTGCTTTTTCCTCTGGTTTTCCATTAATGATGTGTGTAATGGATGAGAAGCTAAATGGCACCTGTTCCGGAAGTCCATAACGGTTCTTCGCATCCCAGCAGGCATGATGAGACGTATACATTACACGTTCCCCGCCCTGTGCTTTTCTCTTCTGTCCTTTATCATCTATTGCTATGGAAAATGTCTTATAGTTTGCAAACAGCAGCATGTCCGCCCATTCCTTAATGAGTGGTGATGTCTGGGACGATGTTTTCTTTCCAAGTTTCAGCTCCCAACGATCATAAGCCCCCAGCTCATCCGGCTGTTCAAATTTCCTGATCTGGGCATGCGCGGTCAGAACCACATTTACACCAACTTCAACCACTTCCGAAAGTTTATTCAGGAAGCGTCCCATTTCTTCTTTGGTATAAACATAACCATTTCCATATCCAAAATCTTCAATGCCGGATTTCTGGTGTTTGTCACAAATGCTCTGAACGCACATGGATTCAGCCCAATCTACTGTATCAATAACTAATGTCTTACATACTTCCGGATTAGTCTTTACATACTGAATTTCTTCCAGAAGCATCTGCCAGCTTGTAGGCTTTGGCAGTCTTGCTACGTCCATGGAATTTGTACTTCCTTCCGTATCAATAAACACCGGATCAGGAAACTGGCTGGCAAATGTTGACTTTCCAATGCCTTCTGGACCGTAAATAACAACTTTTTTTGCACATAGGATCTTGCCTCTTGTAATCTTCATTTAAAACGTACCTGCCTTCCATTCTTTCTTTTCAGATTCTTCCGGTGCTTGCTGTCCAACCACATATCCATCTTCGATGATGATTGAGCACTCATCTCCGGTACTGACTCTTGTTGCGATTGCCTGAAGACCTTCTACTTCCAGCCACTCTCCAAACTCCTGCAAGGACTTCATATCCATCTGTTCAAGCTTATCCAGGAGAACAAATCCACAGTTCGGATTCAGCTTTCTGACGATTGCCGTAGATACTTTTAACCGGTCAGACCCAGACATGTTGTCCCATTTCTGTCCTTTATAGATTAGCTCACCTTCCTTAACGGATAATTCCGGGAGCGGAAGTTCTGCTGCATTCAACAGCTCAGCTTTTTTGTCTCTGACATCTTCAAGATCTTTTGTCAGCGAATTGTACTGATCACGATATGTTTTTGCATCATCTTCCGCTTTTTCCTTGTCCAGATTTACCCTGACTTTCCGGTTGATTTCTTCAATATTGGAAATGTTCTGTTCAAGCTCCTCTGTAGATTCATCGTGCAGATCCAGTGCAGACTTCCTGGCAATATCCAGATCATTTTCAACCTGTTTCTGTTCCGTAAGCAGTGTGGACATCTGCTCATTGATTCTCTGGTATTTCTGCTCTAACTGATGCAGCTGTTCACGTTTTCTCTGATTCTCTCCGTTTCTTGCAAGGATTTCCTGCTGCTGATAAATCAGCTCAGAAGCAGATATCAGGTCTTTTGGTGCATCCGTATAATAAGGCTGCTCTTTTGCAAACTTCTCTTTCTGGTCTGCAGTACGTCCAATATATAAACGTTCCTGATAAAGCTCTTTTTCCTGCTGTTCAAGCTGTGTGAGCTGAGGTCCGACACCAATGATCTGTAAAAGAATCTTTGCTTTCTCTGCTCCGGAGGCTTCCATAAATTTAGGCAGATCTAAGGCAAGCTGTTCTACAAATTCATTCAAAAGCTGCTGTCCCGCTTTCTGACCATTGGGATCTGTAACTTTCAGTGCGCTGTTCTTTCCTTTACGCTCCACCACAAGACCATTATTCATTACAATATGTAACGTCGGTGGAATCACAGAGCCATCTCTTGTTGCCTGTGATGGTTTGTAGCGTTCCCCACCAAGCGCCCACGCAATAGAATCCAAAACAGAAGTCTTCCCCTGATTATTGTAAGCCCATTTGCTTTAGGTTCTACTTTTACAGCTTTGATACGTTTGACATTTTCAATTTCAAGCTTGTTAATTTTCATACTCATACTTGTATTTTCTCCTTTTTCCCTTTACAATAAGGGTGATAAATTATTTCTTTTGGATCCTCCTGAGTTGCAGCTCTGAGGATCCTTTTTCATTCTGCATTCCATATATGCCATCGTCTGAAGACGTATATTGCCCCGCTCAGTGCGATTGCTCCAGTGATCTGATCGCCTGTGTTGTTCCATATCCAGAACGGAAGATAACTTGCACATCCCCCGATCAGGATGGAATCTATTAAATCTCTCATGTTAATGCCTCCAATATCTCACTCTCCGGAAACTTCAACCGAATAAACAATCTTCTGAGTTCTGGATAAGTAAATTTCTCTGGATACAATTTCTTCTCTCTGTATGTTCTCACTGCCATTCCAGTAGCTGCAGCCATCTGAGCATCAGATACTCTTTCTGCTTCCATACGTTTCAGGATGTTTCCTTTAAGGAGAACGTACTTTTTTTCTTCTGATGTGTATTGAATTGCCACGTTTCTCACCTCTCTTTCTTTTTTGGTCGATAAATGTCGAACTCCTTTTCTTGCTGTTCCACCTGATATCGGTTATGCTTTAAGCAAATATGAAAGGAGCAATCGCCTATGTTAGAAATTTTAATTAATGATGAATCTCTTGAAGTTCAAGCTAAGCCCGAACATTTGAGTCTTTACCAGCTGTATCTTTTGTACTTATCTCAGCAATTTGATGATTCAGCAAAATGAGTTGACATTCCTCACGTTCACTCCTATCCTGTAAGTACAGGGCACTGCCATGCCTGAATACTCACCTAGGAGGTTTTTATGAATGACAAACAAAAAAACAACCCTTTCTTAACTCCAGAAATGAAGAACCTAATAGATTCTTTAAATAAA